TTTATAATATCCTGATTCAACAAATGTATCAATATCACCTATAGCATCACCTCTATACATGTACGGGTATAGTTTGTTTGTTTTAATCAGTCCTCCCACAACTGATATATTAGCCGCAATGGCGTCGCTGAATTTTTTCTTTTGTATCATAATTTATTGTTTTTATTAGTTAATCATTCATTCATTGAAAAAATCATCCAAATAGTGTTTACCTCATTGGCACTTCTGTATCCGATAAGCTGATAAGCCTTACCATTCACATCGCTGATTGAGTATGAGTTCACCGCATTGAGTACGCTACCATTCGGCGCAATGAATACAGTACTGGATTCAGTGCGTAGTGTCACGGATATTATAACCCTATTCATCATCGGAATACACCAATCGATCCTTCTGCATTCACCCTGTTTTAGGGCTGGTAGTTTTCCGATATTGGCTCCGATTCGTATGGAACCATTCTCTAGCGCTGTCGATACATTGGTGCTCATCTGCAAAAACAATGACCTGGCATATATATCACCTTTGGCTATCATGTTGTTCAAAATAGCAGTCCCGTTTAAGAAATCGAATAGGATGTTAGGCGTAAACGGACATCCATCTTGACCTAACTTGCTGGGATCGAAATTCTCATAGGAATTGGTCGAACCTCCACTTGCATTCTTACCATACTGGCTGAACATGTATCTTTCATAGAATACAGCGCTTGCCAGCTTTGCGAAATTTGCCATAATGATTTTGAAGAATGCAAATTCAGCTTGGTCGAGCAAGTCCCAGGTTTCTTTCCCCCCGTTAGCCGCATAATCGGTCTTCGGATTTATTCCACGGAAAGAACCCACCTTAACAAGCGTGTAATATTGCCCGTCACATGGAACCATCGGGGTACTCCTCTCTGTACGTATATACGTCACAGTGTCGCTATACACGTCAGTTGGATACATAAGCACCTGTGGCTGTTTCTGCACGAACTTTACTTCTGTTGTTTTCGCTGCCAGTGTCATTGTCATTCCTCCGTCGTGATAACAACTGATACATTACCGCCCGCCTGATCGCACATTTCATACGTACAGGTACCGCTGGCTGCAGCCGTGTTGGCTGTGGATGGGTTGAGCACCACACCGGCCGAGTCCATGAATGTGAAGTAGAAGCGCATGTCCTTGTACTTCGTTGTGCTGCCACGCTTGACAAGGGTTGGCGTATAAACCACTGTGTCCTCTTCATTACGTATGGTTTCATCCTCCGGTACCGGGTTGAGAATGATGTCCAGCGGGTCGGACACATCCATCACTGTCTGCACGTCCATACCGATCATCACTCCGCTCTGATAGACTTCGGCCTTGAACTGACCCGAAGTGTCTACCATGTCTGTTGTGACCGTCAATGTCTGCCCGGTCTGTCCACTGATAACGCTCCAGGCACCGTTGGACAACTTGTACCATTTGTATGTCAAGCCGGAAGTGATTTCATCCGAACCGACACGGGCCACCGCCTTCAACTTACAGCTGTCGCCCTGCGTTGTCAGGGTGAAATATTTGTTGTCACCCGACATGATGGTCACCCGCTTGGAGTTGCCAACACCGTAGGTGATGGGGATGGTGTACACGTACTGTATCTTGTCTGACGTGTTGCCGACAGCCACGGTCGCCTCTCCCTTGATGGTACAGGGAGCTGCTCCGGCTGCCTTGACCAGGTTCTTCTTGATGCGCAGCGCATAGTAGTTCTGCACGCCTGCCTGATAGTTGATGAACTCGAAGTGACCGGTCTCTCCGCTGAAGCTGTTCGTCGATATCTTGTTGCTTCCAAACGTCAGCTCCGTATCGTTGAAATACCACTTCATCGACGAGGGCACCACCAGCCCTTCGGCCACACGGCTCGAGGTTAGTACGAATGAAAGAATCGGCTGAAGGGTCGTGAAGTCCGGCGAGATATCTACCGGATTACTGCTGTCTCCATTGTATTCCTGATACAGGTCACCTTTATTGCACATGATGGCCGGCATGTACACGCCTGACTTTTGTGAGAAGATGACCTGACCGACTGCGGTTGCCAGACTCATACGGCACCTCCTTCCTCTTCTTCACCGGCAGGTAACTGCTCTGCTGCAGGTTTGTACTGATCCGGCGTATAGACTTCTGCCGGTGTGTCGGTACCGTCAATTTCAGCCTTCGCCTGTATAGGCTGCAGGCATACACCTCCGACTGATTGAGCACGCTCAAAAATAGTTTCGCCCGGTATGCGGTTCAGATCCGCCTGCCACAGCAGCACATTCCCGTCCGCCGTTTTGTTGCGGATATCTGTCACACCGAGATAATCGGCCACTTCTTTTGTCACTTTTACATAGAATGCCATTATTGCCTCCTTTCTTAGATTAATAAGTCTCTTCGTACATACGCTGGTAGAGCGGTGTATCGTCGTCCAGCGTGATAAATACATTCGTGTCATCGTCATCCACCACCAGTGCCTGCGGCCCTTTGTCCTCGACACGAAGCTCAAGCATCATGCCGTCGGCGAATGGCACCTTCGGCTGGATGCCGATGGCCGCACGGGTGAACGATGCCGCTCCGGCCGCTTTGGTGTACCACACGAACTTGAACCACTCTTCCGGGTTGGGGATCACGCCCATGCTGTCACGGATGAAACCGATGGGCAGGATATACATCGTTCCGCCAGGTACTCCGCAGGTGACACCCTTCCAGTCACATTCCACTTTTGGGATGCGGCGCCGGATGGTGGTCGTTACCGTGGGGTCTGCTGACACCGGAGCAGATGCTTGTGTTCCTCCAGTGTTGTAATGTGCCCGGCACACATAGGTTTGCAGCTCTCCGATGAAGTCGCGGTCAATGACCAGCACATTCTTGTTCACCGAGACCACTTCCCAGTCGTTGTCACCGTTGCCGTCAACAATCTGCTCAAGATTGCCGTTGTCGAGCTTCCTATACCAGAAAAAGGTGGCACCGGCCTTGGTTGTTACATCGGTGTCTCCGGCCATCAGCTTGGCGGTTATGGTCTGCTGGAGAACGTCGCGGACAGGATTCCAGTCCACGGTCGCCGCTGAGTCGATTGTCAGCACAGGCTGCGCGTCGGTTGCGTCGGACACGATGATGACAGCCGTCAGATTAAACTGGAATACCTGCTTTGTCCGTGTGTCTTCGTAATCGGCCGAGAACTCCAGCGTGATAGGTGTCAGTACCGAAGAGTTCTTCTTGACCGATATCTGCCCCTTGTTGTCGCCGCTGGTGACGATGGTGTAGTCCGTGTTGCCACTGGTTATTTCCTTTCGGGTACCGCGCAGGTTCTCGTACCATCGGATGTTCGTCAGTGCCGAATTGATGGTACCTGACTTGGTGTAATTGTCCGGGTCGGTCGCCGTACACCTCGGGAAGAGTGTCAATGGCGTCAGCGTATAGTCGGGGGCGAACTCTCCTGTGACGGCGTTGTAGAACTGCCGGTCGGCCACGCTGCCGACCACTTCCATGCTGGCGGAGGTCTTCAGGGGCTTGTAGTTCACCTCGATTTTCCGTTGTTTTTTTGCTAAGTCCATATTGTATCAGTTAGAATGTCACATAATTTTCTGCTATCTCCACTTGTTTGCCATCACGCAGCAAGGCAGTGGCCTTGAACTTACAGCTTGTCCGGCTTTGGTAGTTGGTGCCCAGGTCGTCGAGCGTCAGCGTCAGCTGCTTGCCGGCATCCGCCCGCTTCACCGCCCAGGCGTTGTCTTCGGCTACATCGCCCGTGTCGCGCGTCCAGCTCACATCTGCATCAAGTATGTCGGCGGTCACGTCCTGATTGTACAGAGTACCGACCACCTGCAGGGTTGTGAACACGACCGGCTGACCCGCTTCGTCGGTCACTGATATAGCCTCGTAGTCGAAGTACCAGCCGTTGCTGCTGTCTATCTCGATGGTGAAGGCCGGATTGCCTTCAATCATTGCCCAGCCTACGCATCCATATCTGGGCTCATCGGTGGTACCGGTAACCAGACACATCCACTTGCAGCCATAGTGCCAGACCGCATCATACAGGTTCACCTGTCCGCTTCCTGTATCTACGACATGAGCCGCCTGATAGGGTTCATCGGAAGCGGCCACCTCGGTACTCCATTCGCCACGGTCGTTGGCCTGTTGCGGGATGACACCCTTGTAGTCGACGCGAAGAATGTCTTGTACGACAATACCACGGCAATACACGTAGCTGTGCAAGTAGTTGATGGGAAGGTTCGTGAACAGCTCCAGCCTTTTCAGACGACCGATGATGATGCCATAGTTCGATTCCTCAAGTATCGGTTTCGTCACTCCATCAAGGTAACAGATGCAGAACTCGTAGCTGGATATGTACCAGAAGCCCTGTCGCTCTTCATTCACCGGATTGCCTCGTCGTGTGATGGTCATGCCGACAGCTGGCTCGTAATTCTTGCCCCCAGGAACTTCGTCGTCTGGATACAGCACCACATTCAACTTGTTCTCTGCCTGCATGACATTCAGTACGCGGAACCAGCTGTCGTAATAGGCACCGTCTGACAGCAGCGAATTGATGGAGCCATAGGACACATCGTTTTCGGCAAATGCCGTGATGTCTTCTTCCCATCGCCGACGCAGATACAGATCCCAAGTACCGTCATCAAGTTTCTCGATACGTTCGATGGTACCCGCTTCGGAGAACACAACATTGCCTTCTTGGGCAAACCACCGGTTGAAGAGCAGCTCCTTGACGGTCATTGACCCTCTGACCTCCACTCTGTCCGCCTGCATACGTCCGTCAGGAAATAGTCCAATGCCTTTCCCGGCGATCATCGAGTCGATGAACTCGCCAATGGTGAGGAGGAATTTGGTGCCGTCGGGTTGGTCCTTACGAAGAAAATACTGAGAGAACTTGTCGATGTCAACTTCATTGAGCAACTCCAATACTTCTTCGAAATTCGCTTTGATCCGTTCGAAATTCCGCTGCCACTTGAGACGGACATCACGACCAGTATCATTCGCCCCATTCCACGGTACTATGTTCTCAAATTCATTGTTCATTACTTCAGCTCCAATTCTTCGTTGTTGAATGTCAGGAGAAGGGGCTGCCAGCAGCTGCCATTCTCCAGCGTGTCAAGGTTGATGTAGTTCAGCATGTAGTCGCTGAATCGGTTGTGCTCCTTACGGCTCTGCTTGCGCAGTCGAGCGTGTCGAACCTGCACAATCCCCTCGCTCTTCTTCCGGTCGTAGCTGTAGCTCATGAACGAGAAGGAGAACGATTGCCCCTCTTCGGAGAGGCGGCGCATCTTGTCTATTGCAGTGAATACATCCATGTCGCAAAAGTATATGGGGGCAGGTTTGAAAAAAAGGACATCATCTGCTGACGTTACGTTCGAGCGTTTCCACCCGCTTGATGCCGTCGCGTACCTTACGTGGATCGACCACCAGCTCCTTGTTGCAGAGGACAGCCAGCAGGCGGTTGTTCTCCTGCAGGAGTGCAATGACCTGCAGTCTTTGCTCCGGCGTCATCTGCCCCAGTTCTGCGGAGAACGTAGCGGATGGCCGTGTTGGATTGTCGTAGGTATATCCTCCGGAGTAACGGCCGCTGCGGGTGCGGACTTGTTCCAGAATCTGCGTCGTGTTGAGCATACGGATGGTACCTTTTTTCTGGGCTACGTCGAATACGTCGAGGAATTGCTTCACCGCCGGATTGGCCACTGCTTCGTGGTTGGCCACGAATTCATTTTTGTGCACAGGGATGACGCCCGCCACGTCGTCGGGGTTGCCTTTTCGAGTGTAGCCATCGACATATTCGTCGGAGTAACCGCCTGACTTCAACCCTCGGGCTTCAGAACGTGCCTGTTCGGCCGAAGCCATCTGAGCAGCACCTTGTGCCGTGATAATCGGTGTCATTATTGCACCGACAACAGGCCCCATCTTCCATGCTTGCATAATTGCAACCGCAGTACTGGCTACAATTTCCAATATTTTTGCTGCAAATTCCTTGTCAGCGTATTTTTTGCGGATTTCTTGGGTTGCAGCTTCCTTCTCCTTTTCCAGCTTGGTCGTATCCTTACCGGCTTTTTTTGCCGCATCAATTTGCTTGTCGTAATTTTTTTCCACACGACTTATCTCTGCATCTTGAAGTGCTTGTATAAGTTGGCTAGCAGACGATGCTGCCTGTGAAACGTAATCTAATGCCTGCACGGCCAGTTCTTTTCTCTTTTGCTCATGCTGTTCAGACAACCGGTCTTTAGCTTCCTGATATTGTTCGTAGGACTTGATGTCTTCGTCATACATTTGCTGAAGTATATCCAACTGCTCTTCGTATGAATCAGTGTTTGCGAATTGTTTTTCGAGTTCTTCCTTCCTGTTTGCTTTGGCATCCTTCTTGTCCTTCAGCTCGTTGTTTTGGATTTGCTCATTAATGGCAGACACGTCTTCGCCGTATGCCTCGAGCATTTCTTTACGTTGCTGAAGGTAGTCTGCCTCCAGCTCTTTGAGCCGCTCCTGGTAGTCAGCCTCTTTTTTGATGTCGCCATCAAGGTATGCTTGTTTGGTGTCGCTCACCTGCTTCTGATAATCAGCCTCGAGCGAAGCCAACATGTCAGACTGCCAGTTCTTGTCAACCGTCTTCGTTTCTTCGTACAGACGGTTGGCCTCGGCAATCATTTTGTCGTAAATCTGCCCCTGTATCTCGCTGCTGTCCTGCCCGTATTGCTCGAGCAGCAGTTTGCGTGAGGCCAGGTACTTCACTTCTGCATCATACAGCGCTTTGTTGTATTGCTCTTCGGTCAGTTGCTGGTTCAGGTATTTCTCCTTGAGCAGGTTCAGTTCGTTCTGGTAACGCGACTTGAGGGCGGCTTCGGCGTCTTTTTGGTCTGTTGGTACGGTGACATTGGTCGGATTATTGCTGTCAGGAACCATGCCTATAATCTTCTGCAGTTCTTTTTTCTCCTCTATATATCCGGCGATGACCGACATTCGCTCGCGCAAATCATGCTCAAGTCCGCTCATATAGAGTTTCCGCAGGATTTCATTATCACCTGCCAGCTTCAGCAGGCTCTGTTTCTCCGATTCGTACCATTGTTTGTTCGTAATCATACCCTGTGTTATCAGGTCATCGAGCTCTTCAATACCTTTTTGGGCGTCGGCCTTCATCTGTTGCTTCTGCCGGTCTGTCAAGAACTGAAAGTTATCGGCGGACAACTTCACCTTGGATATCAAGTCCATTGTCTCCTTGGTCTTGTCGAGTTCGTCGTTCATCGAACCAAGCGAGGCGGTCGCCTCGTCTGTCTTATCCTTGAAAATTGCGAAATAGGATATCAGGCTGGCTACTCCGGCCAACGCCAAGCCCCAGGGACTCATCTTCAGTGCCTTGTTGAATAGCGTCGTGGCTACGGTAGCCGTTTTAGTGGCCACCGTATGCCGGTTGGTCCATAAGGTAGCAGCCTTGAGGTATAGCGTGTAGGTAACGACAGCTGCACCGACAGTGAGGATCTCGCTCTTGTAATCGACCATGATGGATACGACCTGTTTCAGTCCTTTCACCGTCAGACTACCAGTCGTCACCATGTACTTCATCACAGGCAAGAGCTGTTCGCCGAGTTCTACACGAACGTCCTTGAATTGTTTCTTCGCTTTGTCCAGCCCTGCCTGTACGGTATTATTCTGTACACCGAATTCATTGATGATACTGGTACCGTCGATGAATGCCTGGTTTGCATTCTCCTGCTCTCGGCGAACCTGGTCTATGTTGCCGGCCAGTGCGGAAATGACTCCGGCGGCTTCTGCTCCGGAAAGTTTCATTTCCTTCAGGATGGGTGACATCTGTGCCATGCCTCCCATCTTGCCCAGTGTGCCCAAGAACTGAAGCAGGGCTTCGTTGACATCGGTATTCACGAGATTCACGAATTCCTGCACGTCCATGCCTGCCAGCTTGGCGTACTTGGCAGGCTCCTGATAAATCTTCAAGATGAGACCCTGCAGGGCGGTGCTGGCCATCTCGCTGCGCAGCATGTTCTGGTCGAGGGCTGAAGCGAATCCCATGACGTCGGTCACGGCCAGGTCGGCCTGTTTGGCCACACCTCCCATTCGGGCTGTGAACTCCACCAGATAAGGCTCGGAGGCCGAAGAACTCTGAGCGACCTGGTTCACTGCGGAGCCGATGGCCAGCATGTCCTCCTTCAGCGTGCGTGTACCGTCACCGAACATCTGAGAAAGCTTGCCGATGTTCTTCACGGCATCCTCTCCCAGGTCTTCGCCCAGTGCGACGTTGATCATGTCAGCCGCTTCGACGAACTCCAGTACCTGGTCGCGGCTGCTGATGCCCAGCTTGCCCGCCTCTCCGGCCAGTCGGTTCAGCTCTTCGCGCGGCGTGCGGGTATCCATCTGCTTGAATGATTCATTTAGAGCCTCGGTCTCTTCTTTCGTCATGCCCGTATATTTGATGACCTGACTCTGTGCCTCCTCCATTTGCGCATATTCATCGACACATTTGCGAGCTGTCAATGCTACGCCGGTCAGTGAAGCGATGACCGATGCGCCGATGGCGGCGTAGCGGTTGAACCCGTCGGCCAGCTTGGCAATGGAGAATTGCGTCTCCTTGGCCTCGTTGCGCAGCTCACGGATGCGGGCATTGACTTCCTTCAGCTGCTGGTTGTATTGCTTCCATTGCGGAAGGCTCGGGTCGAGATTGCGCAGGATGGCATTCAGCTCCCGCTGTCGGTTGCCCAGTTCCTTCAGACTGAGTTTGCCGATGCCAATCTCCGTAAACAAGTCATCATACTGCTGCTTTAGATTCCTCAGCTCTTTGGCCTGTTTCTTGTATTCTTCACTGTTTTCTCCAAACTGTTTTTTCAGTTTGTTCAAAGTGCTGGAGGTGTTCTTTATTTTCTCCTCCAGCTCAATCATCTTCTGCCGGGCACTGTCCTGCTGAACGATGATTTCCAGCTGCACTCTATCTATCTTCAGACTCATAACTACTACCTATTGATGACAGGACAAAAGTACGTGCAGCCGGATGCTGAGAAAAGGACATGTCTATTCGTCAAGCCATCGCCCGTTGTCGAGCCACACACCTCCATCACGCCACTTGCCATCCGAAAGGATCCATCGGGCATCGGCTTCTGTGTCGCTGATGTTGATTCGACAGAAAGTACCCTTCCAGGGTCCCTTTCGTCCGTTGGCATCCAGCGTGTATTCCATCTCTTTACAGACATATCTCCGGTTGGCAATCTCAAAGATCATGCGCGGGTCATATACATTCGGGTCGTAGCTCTCGATGGTGATTTCATTGCGGTAGTCAATGTCGTATGCGCCCTGGTAGCAAAGCTCGTCGAGCTTCTGCAGGCGGAGGGAAGCCCCTACGGTGTTGGTCTTGTAATAGCGGCGGCGTTGTTCAGTCCCGCTGACCGGAAGGATAGCGTATTCGTCGATATAGGGAACGGGATATCTGGCCCGTTCTGCTGCTACGACACTGCCGCCTGCACCCTTGTATTCTATCGTCATGTCGCCGGTGTAGAAGGCCAAAGCCAGCGTGCTTTTTGACGTTGAATCGTCTTCGGTATCGCTCACTCCATTTTCGATCATATCAACCAGCGACATATCGTTTTCATCTTCGGATGAAGAGCTCGCGTCGTCTGGCGAAGGTATCCACACGGTATAGGAATATATGACAGATCCGGAGGCATACTTGTGCGTCTGCGTCTGTACCAAGCAGGCCGGTACGATTTCGGACGTAACTTCGGCCACCGCTTCGTCACGCTTCATTTCCGCAAACTGGTCCACCATCACATATACAGGCCATTTGGCAATTTCGTCAAATACGGTACCCAGGTACAGGAATTGCCTGCCTGTCACGGCATCCGTATAGATGGTGTCCGTGCGGGCGTGCTCCTCTTCGCGGAACCAGCGGGAGATGCGGTCAATGTCCGTAGCCTCGTAGTCCTCGGGGATAGTGTCGTATTTGGCTGCCTGACGGATGGCATCGGTCAGGCAAGCATATTTCCAAAAACTGTCACTGCCCAGGTTGTAAGCCACGTCGCTGGCGGCTGCATCTTCCACGTCCGGTTCTTCATCCACTTCGGCCTCGTATTCGTCTTTCACCTGCTGTACATGCAGCGTGGTGACACCAGCGAAGAACTCGTTGCGGAAGAGCAGGCGCACATTGCGGGTACGGGCGTCGATGACGAAAACCATGTTGAAGGTGATTTCGATTTGTTCCAGGAAATCGAGCACCGACCAGCCCGGTAGCATCTCGCACCATTTCGATGTATGCTGCGTATGGCACAAGTACAAGTCCTTGAACACGGTATCCTCGATGCTGTTTTCTGTCAGCGTATAGCCCAGTGCCCGCAGCACCTCGCGGATATAAGCACACAGATAAGGCTGTGGAATATAGACGCCATCGGTTATCCACTGCGGAACGACACCTGTATCGTGGAAGAAGTTCCACTGGTTCAGCACACGGCTCTCCGTATCGCTGTACACGGGTGCCAGGTTGTATTCCGCTTCGGGATACGTCTTTTCGTTCGGGCTGTAGTCACCCGTAGCCGGTACCGTTTCCTTCATGTCCAGGAATGAAATCATCAAGTCGCCTCCGATGACGTAGTTCAGCTCGGAGTTACCGCTGGCAATCTGGATGGATACGGTGTTGTCTGTCCAGGCGGTGATGACTTCGGTACCGTTGCAGTACACACGGTTGTCTGCGATCAGCACCGCCGACCGCTCGCTCCGCACCTCGGTGACGGATGTCAAGCGGTTCAAGTGCTCGTAAAGCGATGCGTTGGTCGGATTGCTGAGTTGCAGCGTGATGTCGTAGGTGTATTCGCCGTTTTTAGTGAACAGCGGGTTCTCCCGCTTCACCGAAGCGCTGAAGTCCTGAGGCAGTACGGCATGGGTGCCGTCGATAATCAATTCGGTCATTTCTTTAATTGAAAATTGAAAATGGATAATTGAAAATTAATCGAAGTCCTCGATGTCCAGGCCGATGCTCAAGCCATTCCATCCGCCACAGATGTCGTACTCCCATTCCGTCAGCAGGTCGTCGCCGGAGCGCAATTCGCCGCAAAAGGCATCATTCTCCAGCAGGGCATCCCGCAATATCCGCATCATGCGCTGGATGCGTGCATAGTGCTGCAGCTCCGCTTCGTCGGTCTGCTGGCCGCTCGGCACCTTCTCCAGCAGGAAAATCAGCACCTTGTTACGGTCGCTGTGGTTGTCGAAGGTACCGTTCATCTGTGCGTCCGGGTAGTTGGCGCAGAGCTGAATGCCTGTGCGGTCCTTCAGCTTCTTCACCATGTGCCCCTCACGCACCGCCATCACGATGCCCTCTATCTTTTCTTCACTATTTTTGTTCACCCTCTCCCGCAGCTCGGCCAGGATCTCTCGGTATTGTACAATATCAATCATACGTCCATCAGATTGCTTTGTGTGTCATCCGCCAGCCGGAAGCTGAACTCCACCGTCTTCAGGTTGGAGCGGCGGAAGTCACGATCATACTTCATATTCGTTATCACTATCGGCAGCCAGTTCTCGCCGGCCTTGACCTGAACCTCCTGGGCGTGCAGCATGTCACGCCACAGGCGGTAGTCGCTCTGCAGGAGGATGACGCCGCTGTTGGCCGTGTATTCGTCGGTCACCTTGACGCCGAACTTGCGCTCCACGCCCCACATCAGCGCCGTATCGCTTTCGTCGGCTGCCGATACCGTCAGGCCGCCCGTGGCCGTCAGCACCTCCGGCATGTCATATACATTCTTGAAGCGGAACTGCCACAACTGGCCGTAGTGTGTCGGATCCACGAGGAACTCCAGCGTGCCGCCGTTGAAGTTCACCTTGTAGTTCTGCAGGGCATCCACCTCGAGCAGGCTGCACACCCGGCTGTAGCTTACGTCAACCGTCAGCATCGCATTGTCACCGCCGGAAACCTGCACTACCTTATTCTTTTCTGCGCCTTCAGCATCGGTACCGTACAGAATGTATCCGCCCGCATGCCGCTCGCCGCTGGCGTATTCGGTGACGGACGGATGAGTCACCTTGCGGTTCACTTCGCTCAGCACCGCCGGCAGGTTGCCCGCCTTGTTGGTCTGCATCCGGCTGTACATGACGAAGCTCTGCGCGTCCTGTACCTCGTTGATCAGGAAGGTAAAGGTGCCTGCGGCCGTGGTCTGAAGGGTATGCTCGCCGTCTGGCCACACGCCCCACAAGGCCATGGCACAGAACTTGCCCAGGCGGCGGATGCGCACCTGGTTGTTGCCGTCCGGCACATAGTCCTCGTCGAGGATGGTACGTCCTCCGTATTGCACGGAGAAGCGGATGGTGACATCGGTGTCGATGATGTAGTCCTGCATGGTGGCGCAGAACTCGTATTCTCGGGGTCGTTGTAGCACGTTCATAGGCGCATGTATTTATTACGTCGGTCATTTTCAGGAAGCAGCTGATAATCGGGTGCGGAGCCGTCGCGTGCCCGCTTCATTTCGTCGAGCCAGTGTTCGCCGTCGCCCGCCATCCATGCGGCGGTTCGGGCCACGTCGTCCAGCGACGGAACCTGACTGCCCTTCATGCCGTTCTCGGCCAGATAGCCCTGGACTACGCCCATCGGGAAAAGCCGGAGGGGCAACCGGCGCAAGGCGGCGGACATGGCCAGCAGCGCAACGGCCATCGAGGCGGCATAGTGGGCTTCGGTTTCGGTGCCTTTCTCCCCCAGCAGCTCCGGCCATTTCTCTCCGTAAGCACGGCTCACGGTGCGCGTCTGCACTTCGCGGATGAAGGGCACCAGCATCAGGTAGAGGCGTTCGCTGCCCTCGGTCGGGAAGTAGCGGTTCAGCTCCCGCCCGCTGCGGATAATCAGCTTCTGCGTCTCGAGATAAGTATCGCTCTCTGTCCACTCCTGCAGGTTGGTTTTGTTCAGGTAGCGGATGAGCGCGTCCACCGCCCGATAGTATTCCTCGAGGTGCATGGCGTCGTCACGGTCGAGCTGCCACTCCCAGGGCAGTTTGTCCGTGCCGTCGGTCGATACCTTGAATTTGCGGCCGTCGTCTTCGTGGCTCAAGTCGTTCTTGCGGTAGAGGCGCAAGGTAGCCAGGATGGCGATAGGGCGTTGTACCTTCTTCATCAGTTCGGCATTGTCACCGGCAGCCGCCAGCTCCATCACCTTCTCGCCCACCAGTTCGGCCAGCTCCTCGGTGGCCTGCTCGATGTCGCCCACTACCTTGGAGAAATCGTTGTTGGCGTAGTAATTGCCCGTCAGCTGGCGGAGTTCTTCGCTTGAATTGATCAATAGTTCCATATCGGTATTGTTAACGTTATCATTTCTTTTTCGTTCTCTTCTGCAGGCGGTCTGCCTGTTGCTTGTCGTCGAGCAGCTTCAGCATCACTCGCAGCAGCGGCGTGTTGTCGGTGTCGGTAGCTGTACCGAATACACCGCTCGAAGCCACGCTGTAAAGGATGCTGTTCAGCCCCAACCCTTCAGCCGGCTTGCCTTCCGTGCGCTTTGAACGGTCAAATACGGGTGCAAAGCACACCTCTTGTCCGTCAATCAGGAAAGTACCTGTGTAGAGATACTGGCAGAAGTAGGCAAACCAGGCATAGATGCCCCATCGCAGATAGGGCTGCAGGATGCTGGCGCGCGTCATCAGTACCGGCAGGCGGTCGGTGTCGAACGGTTCCCGCCGGAACACGCCTTTCTGCTTCTTGGCCGGACGATAGAGCACGGCGCACAAGGCCAGTAGGTCGGTATCCTCGTGCGACTGGTCGTAGAGGTTCATGGCCGCCGTGGCCGCACGGAACTCGCCGAACGTCAGGTCGGCTCCGTGGCTGGCCGGTCCCATGAGTCCGGCCACCTGTGGCAGCAGGTTGACCGTGCTGTCGTAGGTAAGCGATATCCAGGTGTGTTCACCCTCCTGTTCGGTCCGCCACATCCAGTCCAGCGTGCCGGCCAGCTGGCGCACCAGCAGCCAGAAGTCGGGTTTGCTCTTCTTCAGTCCTCTGTTCTGAAGGACGAAGGCGCACCAGTCGCGCCGGATATCGTCGAGAGTGATACCTTTGCGCTCCATCAGCTGCTGGCGCAGCCACAGCAAGTGAATCCACTCTTTGCTGTCCACTTCTTCCCAGCATTCCGGGAAGTCCAAACGTTCAGCCTCCCGTCTGCCTATATATTCTTTAAAACTCTTCATTCCCAATTCTCAATTATCCATTTTCAATTCTCAATTCTCAAATATTATTGGTTGTCCGGTTGCCGGCACTCACATTGTCCTCCTTGTTGATGGCCTTCCGGTAGAATCCCAGGAAGATGCCCTTCTTCTGCGGGAAGTTGATGCGGATGGCGTCGTTGATGGCCTCCAGCACGATGTCTTCGGCTATCTGTGTATCGGCACCGTAGAAGATTTTCAGGGCGTAGAGCATCTGGCTGCCGCTGTCGCTCTTCCCGTCGATGATGATGTTGGCCAGGGCAGGCGAAAGACCGAAGCCGCTGGTCGTTGAGCTGTCGGCAATGCGTGAAATCTTGGTCTGCGCGTCGATATACTTGTCGATGTTCATCTCGATGGGCTCCACCTTCCAGCTCTGTTCCTTCCCATTCGGGTCGATGAAGTCCACACAGGTGAAGAATTTGCCGGCGTTTTCGCGACCGGCCATCACGTCGGCGATGGTGTTCACCAGTTCGTCCTGCAGCTTCTCCATCTCCTTGGCCAGCTTGTCCTCGGTCCATTCCTCATGCATGGCCATCAGCAGGTCTTTCTTGTCTTCCCAGTACTGCTGCGGCGTGTGTACGATGTAAGCCGCCGCTATCATGTTTTCATTCAAGTGGCGGATGATCTCCGGCAGGTCGTTGGCGTTCTCCAGCCAGGGAACGGAGCCGAAGAAGCACGACAGGGCGTACATGTTGCGCCCGAACGACCGCAGGCTGTGGTACTTCACGGCGGCGGGATGCTTCGTCGGCTCCCATTTGTCGAAGGCCGGGAAGAGGTGGAACGTCTGGCTCCGATAGGAGTCGAAGTCGCCCAGCAGGTACTGCGTCACGTCCTCCAGGTGTCGGCTGTCGTTCTCGGGCCACACCAACCGGCACTCCGCGCTGTGCAGGCACTCCAGACGGTTCACCCAAGGGCGGCCGATGCGACGTCCACGCCCCATGACGTACTTGTTGAACACGCCGTTCATGTGCGTGTATTCCACGAGACACGAACGCACGTATCGGCGGTAGTCCCACGACTCCAGCCACTCCTGTATCTCTTCATCCTCCACCCACTCCTGTGTGCGTTCGTTGTTCTCCAGCTTCAGGCGGTAGAGTGCGGGGCCTTGGCCGTAGAGCAGGCCGATTTTCCGGTCGAGGATGCCCGGGCCGAGGTTGTTGCGCTCCAGCAGGTTGCGGATGCCGTTGGGCAGGTTGTTGTCCTGCCCCCAGGGAACCACGCGCACACCTGCCACGCTGACGGGACTATCATCCCAGTGTGGCGTCCGGAAGTTGAAAAACTGGCTCATGCTCGAGCTCCAGTCCATGTGCAGCGCGAACTGGCCTTTCGCCGTATCCACGAACGAATAGTTTCCGATTTTCTTCTTGATTGTACTCATATAGTTGCGTTCTTACGATTTTCGAGGATCCCTTTGAGTCGTGCGATTTCTTGCTCGCCCAGTCCGTACATGATTTTCGACACGAGCTTGTAATAACCTGCGTACATGTTCTTGGCGTACCAGCGGTTCGAAGTCCTCTTCAGCTTGTTGCGCTTCATGCCCCAGATGTCGTGCATGGTGTCCACTTCGTGCTTGTTGCGCTTGTAGCCCGTCATGTCCACAGCACGACCGTATCCGAAGAATGAGAAGCGCAGGCCCGGATTGCCGTTGTCGGTGAAGCTGCTGTAGTTGATGCTATCCAGCAGCGCATCCGTGCGGCGGAGCTTGTTCTTCTCGATGGCTTCGACCAGAATGTCGCACAGCCATTCTCCGTGAAGCGACAGGGCTTCTTCGATGAATAGCAATTTCACTTCGTCACTCTCTTGGCTGATCATTGTCGTTACTCTTTGTTTGGCGCAAAGGTAACGCCCGCGGGTGCGGGAGAAAAGGACATAAAAAAAGAGGCCTCCTTTCGGAGACCTCCCATCGCTTTACAGGTTATATTTACTCGACCGAAATAAGGCTCTGCCCGATGCGGTGCAGCCCGTCCACGATGCGCTGGCGCTGTACAGGACGAGGACGCTTCAGCCCGTTGGCATAGTGGCTCAGCTGCTGCTCGTTGATGCCCGATGCCCGGGCGATGGCAGCCAGCGAAACAAACTGTCCGCAGTTGCGCAACAAGGCAGATACGCCCAATACCCACTCAAAATCATAATTTCCTTCGGCCAGCCAGGCAGGCACCTCGTCGCCGTCGGCCAGCATGCCTTCTACGTGGAACTCGACTGCTTCACGCACAGCCTGCTTCAGCCCGTCCAGCGTTTTATCAGTCACCACGACGGCACCCGGAACCTGTTCGTCCACCGAAGCGCAGAAATTCTTTTCTGCCCATTCCACATTCACTTTGATAATCTTCTTGTCCATAGTCATATCTTTTAAAGGGGTGGCCTTATCGCCACCCCGCCTGTTTCCAAATGCTGTTGAGGTTGTTCTGGTCCATGTCCTCGTTCGGTTTCCCTCTCACAGTCACCTTGCCGGGCTTGTCGGGGTGCTTGAACTGGCGGTGGTCACCACGCCAGTATGACAACACCCACCCGTCTTTTTCGAGGAGCTTGACAACCTCCCTAACTTTCAATACTTTCATAAATCGATTGTTTTGGAACACTGCAAAGGTATTAAAACTAATACTAATACACAAGTTTTGCCCGAAAATAGTATTAGTTTTAATACTATTTAAATATAAAACCCCATCTGTCCTCACGGACAGACAGGGCTGTCAAAATGTATAAAAAAAGTTTGCGACATTCAGAGCTTATTCCGTTCGATGTACACCTGTTCGTCGAGGGCGCCCTTGATGACAGCGTTCGCCTCGATGCTGTTGTAGGATAACCGCACACCATGGTACTCCAGTTCTGCAGGAATCATGCCGGTTTCGGCTGAGATTTCCTCTACCACCTGCAGGAACTGCGTCAGGTTCTCCAGCCCGTTGATGTAATAATGAAGTCCGTAGCATTCTTCGCGTGCGTCATTCATTGCGCGCCTCCTTCCTCTTTCCATTCGCCGGTGGCTTTCAGTGCGGCGGTAAGGCAGCTTATCAGGCGGCGCACGTCATCGGCATCCAGTTCGTTTCCTTGCAATATGCATTCGCCGCCACAATACAGATAATAGATGTAATCGCTCACGGCGTTTCCGGTGGCTTTCATCTCGCAATACACGTACATCTCCTCGTTGTTGTGGTTAATGTCGCCGTATTTCTTCTTTTTCATTGCGCGCCTCCTTCCTCTTCAAGTCCGATTTTCAGGAATCGTCCGAGCCAAGACACATCGGCAGGCATCTTCTGGAAGATGTATATTACCGTTTTCACGTACCCAGATGATGACACTTTCGTGTGAAAATCTTCCAGCGCCCCTATGCTGTAACGTCCGGCTTCCTCCACTACCGCATAGTCACAAGGTCTGGAGGGTGTATAAATAAGAATAGAGGACGGTGCTTCGAAATCGCTTCCGGAACAAAGTTTTCGCCATAGACGGGTCTTTCCGGTTCCTGCCTTTCCGCAGATAACGATTGTTTTCATCGCTCACCTCCCTTCTTCGCTTTGATGACACAATACGCCAGCGCCAGTACGGCGGGAGGGAAGATGAATGTCACGGTCAGTGCACAGATGGCACTCACATACCAGGCGTCGCGATCGGTCTTGATTTGGCAGTCTGCGGGGAGCACCTTGTTGAGCAGTTCACGGAATTTGCTCGCCTTATTCGTGAGGTGAGCAGGCACGGCGGGCGTGCCGAGGGTCAGTTCTTTCTTCATACCCGTTCCTCCTCTACAAATTGGAATTTCACGAAATCCTCTACACTCACGCGCTGCTTGGCGAAACAATAGTGGGCCATGTCGTAGCACCAGCGGTAGCTACGCCCGTCGCCCAGGGTCAGGATGATGTTGTCGGGTTCGCAGTGCTTGCCCTGTACGAGGTCGAACACGCTTTGGCTCAACCGTTCCAGCGAAATGTACTTTACGCTGTGCTTACTTTCTTTGCCGTCGATGACCATCTGCACCATGGCAAATTGGATGGAATTTTCTTTTTTCATATACGAAACACTTGTTACAGCAATTGGCAGAAAAAAACGGCCGCCAAACCCGTTGCTGTAACAAGTGATTCAACCCCGCCGAAGCGTTGGAATATTGTTCGGGATGGCAGCCGCTATGCTGTACGCTGAGCGTCTAAAGTCATGTGTTTCGTATAAGGCTATCATTTCCACGAAGTCATGAAAATGATACCGGCGGGCATAAAAAAAGCCCACATTCGCAAGTGGACAAATACCGTTTGTCCGGTCGGGGTTGAATTAACAAGTCAACCACTTGTTACAGCACTGCAAATATAGGGATAGTTTTTGGATGGGCAATAAAAAAGCGGAACTTTTTAGGGTTCCGCTTTATATTTGTTTATCCATCATCCTATTCGCAGAATTTGATGAGTTGATTACGCGCCGTATTAGCGTTTTAAAAGCATCGATTAAACATTATGATTAAAAAAGACTTTTACTTTCAAAAGCTTTCTGTGGGTCAATCTCAAGACCTACCTCTTTCATTGGCTTTTCATACCGAGCCAGCACATTTTTCAATATGTCGGCACTTCGATTAATGGTTTCCTGTACATTGGGGTCTGCCAAGATGATTCCCATCAATACCGATTTCGCTTTTTCCTTATCACCTGCCGCCAGATACATGGCGTACATCGTGTACGGCGAAGGTGGGTTTCCGCTCGGCGATACAATTTTTTTAATCTTGGCGACGTTTGAACACAATACAAAAAAACAAATGAGCAATACCAGTTCAAGTATTGCACCCAGCCAAATGGCAAATACTAATTCATCCATAATTATTTTATATATAATTGATTTGTAGCGAAAATAGTTATAGTTTTTGGAAATGCAAGGGGTTTGGTGTATTTTTGTGGGAGAAAACCATCAATTATTGAGTCATGAACGACATCGAACTCCGTAAATATTGCCTGGACAAGGCCATCGAGATACTGGGATGGTACAAACAACATTTTCCGAAGAAAGAGCTGCATCCTCTTCTTGTTTCCGAAATCCTGTACCGCTATCTGAAAACGGGAGAGGTGGAACTGTTCACCTTACCCGGAACTCGCGGGTAAGGCCACCTTGATGTGGAAGCTGATGGTGCTTGTGGCCTCATGCCCCGTCAGATTGTTCAGGTCCGCGCTGGCCACATATACCTTCAGTCCTCCTCCTTTTTCCGTCCTGTCCGAAGTGGTGACGGACACATTGAAATCTATCTGTTGTATAATCCTGTTGTCCGGCGCATACATCGTATCGGCCGGAGCTGCGTCAGGAACAGGGTTCACCAGCAGTCCCGTCCCGCTCATTTCTTCGTTCAGTTCCGTCACAGCCTCCGATATGTCCCTTATCGTGGCTTTGATAAAATCTTTCAGTTCCATGCTATAAACGGGCGAACCCCTCACTACAGCGCGCCAACAGGTGAACGATTGAAACACCTGAACCCGACTGGTTACGGGTTACACTGAGGTAAGGGGTTCATGTTAAGCGTTTTTGTTTTGGCAATAGCAAAGATAGGGATAGCTTTTGGAATTACAAGGGAGAATGATTATTTTTGTAAGGAAAAAGGAGAATAATGATGAAAACTCAAGAACAAGAACCTTATCAAATCACCAATGGAGCAATGATGACATTATCATTGGATGTACTAAAACTGTATTATGATATAGCGCAGAAACGTTTGAGTGATTATCACCTGCAAGCCCGTGAAACGACGGAAAGAGCCTACAAGGTAATTGCCATCTATGTTACTGTCCTGACTTTATTGAGTGCCTATTTATATACGAATTGGCATTTAACATGGGAGTCTTTTGCTATTCTCTCTTTATTGGCTGGTGCATGTCTGGCAACTATATTTATGATTAAGCTTATTTTTCCACGAGATTACATGCCTCTTGGCCGAACTGTTTCTGATTTAAAGCCCAATGAATATGCAGCATCATTTGAAGGCAACACCGATGAAGACATGCAGATGCGCTGCATTTTGCGTGATGAAATCAATATGCTTGAATATGCCATACAATGGCAAGGCGAGCGCAATCGTCGTCGCGCCCGCCTGTTCGGTTACTCACTGACGGCCATTTTAGCAGGTGTCGTATCATCAGTACTTCTATTTATACCTAATTTTTGGGCCTGATTGGATTGCCATTCGTCCCAGGAACCGGTGTCGGCCTGGTTGGTGGAGGAGTATTTGGAATTCCCGGTTTTGATGGAGCCATATAATAAAATGGCGAATCCCTTCTCAACATGTGCCCAAAGGTGTAAATAGACCTTAACCCGATTTTACGGATTACACGCTGACAAGGGATTCATATTAATTTAACTTATTGGGCAATGCGAAGGTATAAAAGCTATTTGATATATCAAAGAAAAATCAAAAAAAATCCCCTCCGTGGTTAAAGGAACGGAAATCAACTCTAACCTATATTGGGGCCCCTTCGTTTGCGAGCGTGCGAGCAAACGAAGGGGGCGCCCGAGGCGCCCATCTTCTACAGCTGCCCTTCATCCTCATAGCTGTAATATTTGCTTTGAGCTATTATCAGGTGGTCAACCAATTTAATATCAAACAAATTGCCCGCATTCTTTAATTTTTCCGTCAGTCGGGTGTCATCGACACTAGGCCTTACGTGTCCGCTCGGATGGTTATGAACGGCAATAAAACAAGTGGCGTTCACTTCTACAAGTTTCCGCATTATTAGCCTAATGTCTGCCATTGTCTGTGTAATGCCACCTACGCTGATGCGTACCTTGTCTATTACCCTGCTCGCATTATTCAAGCATATTATCCAAAACTCTTCGTTCTGCAAGTCGCACAGATACGGCTGTATCTCTTTGTAAGCGTCCTTGCTGTGCCTTATCTGCGTACGTCTGTCTTCCCGTATCTCCCTACGCTTGTAAAGTTCTACCGCTGCTTTTGCTATCCGCCTGCGGTGAGGTGTCAAGCTGTTGAATAACCTTTCCAAACGGTATTCGCCCGTCCAATCTTCCGCCACTACGGGCTTGTTTGTCAATTCGCATATTAACTCATTGTCTGTCACTTCTCGCATATCGTCAAATAAGGAAAGCTGTATTCCTATGTTTTTCTTCGTCTTCTTCATTGCTCAAATAATTAATTGTTGCCTAAAATCGTTTTGCCCAGAAAATAACCTCCCAGAACTTCCGCTCCCATCTTTTCGAGAGCGCACGCAAAGCGGGCGTAGCTGTGGCCTTGGGTCAGTACGTCGTCAAAAATCAAACATTGCTTTCCCTTGAAATAATCCTTGTCGAAATTGATGACTTCTGCCGCCCGCACCACCTTGCGGCCTTTTGTCTCGTGTATTGCTAAACGACCGCCCTCAATGGTGATTGCGTTATAAGCATTTTGGCAGCCCGTCAGCCTCGCCACCTCTTTGGCGAAAACTTTGTAACGGGCTTCGTTCTTCTCGCCGCTGCTGGCTGGAATACATACCAGCGTCAAATTTTCAACGCCTGCGCCAAACTGCTCCCGCATTTTCTTTGCCACCAGCTCGGCCACCTTGACACTCCGTTTACCGTCTTTGAAATCCCATATCATACGGCGGACAGCCCACTCTCTTTTGCTTGCCTCGTAATGTGTTGGGAGGTAGTCGAAAAACGTCACCATAAACTTAGACCACTGCTTTTTCCAATCTTCGGGGATGATAAATTTACTTGTTGCCATAGTTGTAAATATTTAAAAATTTGAATTTATTCTTGAACCTTGAGCCGTGGGTGTGAGCCTTTTGTTTCTCGTTTTCCCTGAACGACTTTTTTTTTATTCCGTCGCCTGTCGCGCGCGGTATGTTTCGCCTTTTTTACGCTGCCTCAAAAGGTGTTGTAAGGAGCAAGAGCAAGTTTTCTTCCAAAACTGGAAGCCTGAATACGACCCGAAGGGTGGAGATTTTTTGGAGAACCTTAGCCCGAACTTGAGCCAGTGACGTCAACATTTACCTTTGCAGCACAAAAAAGCGAATGCCGTGTGCCAGGTGAATGGATAAACAGGAGTGAAGGATGAAGAAAACGAGTGGAAGACAGAAGCGCCGAGCTTACCGCTCTGCCTTGTCGATGCCATCCTTGTGCAGATAAAGCGCAGCCTGCACAACGATGGGGATTGACAGGGTGGAATAACCGGTCACGGCATCGCAATAAGCGGTGACCTCTGCGTGAACGCAATCAGACAAACAGAAAGGTAACTTTCTACAAATTAACGCGAAAAATTCGGGCGGCAAAGTTTTCTATCTCCTGCAGGAATGCAGTTAAGATGGAAAGCGTGCCGCCTGAATTTTTCGCGCGCCCGCATGAATATGGGGCGTATTTTCATTCATACAGGCCGATATACTCATTCGCTTCTTACTTTGGAAACCGCAAACCGTTGATAACTAATAAAAGAACCCCCTCCGACCGCCACTGCGGGAGGAGGGAAAGACGTTTCTGCCCGTGCCGCGCCGCCCTACATTTGCGATTGCAGGGGCGAAAAGGGTCGGAAATGTGATAAAACATCCTTACATACAAATCCCACATCCCGCACGCAGTACATGAAAAAGCCCTGCTATCCTCACGGACGGAAGGGCCTACCACAACACATAACAAAAAGTATCAGATGAAGGAAGAGGCGGATATGTTGTGCCCTCGCTGCCATGCACGTATGGTGTCTTTGCGCAGGATGGCATACTTCAAGGCATCGGTTAGGTTGGTACTCTCCTTGGGCAGGCGGGCGGTTGGCAGCTTGTCGCCCGTCTTCTCCTTTACCACCATCTTCGACTGGTCGGATTGGTTTACCTTGACCTTGGTACGGGTCACCTCCATCTCGCTCTTGAGATTGGGACAGTTGTACTGGTCGATGAGCAGCACGAACAGCTGGCGTTCCAGGTTGCCGGCCAGCAAGTCCATGAAGAAGCGATACTCGAGGTTGCTACCGATATTGCCCTGTCCCAACGACATGAGCTGCACCTGCCAGCCGGTACGGCGGCCCTCGGCATCGAATTCAATATACTTCTTGATAGTGGTGGCCATATCTTGGTTCACCCGCTTGTAGTTGTTCATGGAGCGGTCATAGTATAGCTTCAGGATCTTACGCTTGTGCGGGCGGAAGTAGGCAATGAACTTGTCGGCCAGCTCTCGCGCGCTCTGTGGGGGCAGGGTGTAGAGTTCCTTCAGCACGCGGACCACGTGGCCGGTCTGTTGCAGAAAAACCATGGAGAGCATGTTTCCGGCATCCATGCCCGCCTCGATGGGGCGGCTGGTATCGAGATAGCGCAGAACGGTGCAGTCCTGTTCCCACCCGATGGGGTGGCGTTCGATAACTTCGTTGAGGAAGCCGTCGGCGTAGAAGTTCTTCAGGGTGAGATTACAATAAAACATTTCGGTAGCCTCGAGCTTGGGGATGATAGAAAGCACGTTGCAGGCAAGCCCCTCGAGACCTTCTTCGAGTTCACCCGCAAACCAGTCTTCGCCCAGGACGTCGGCATTGACGTAGCTTGAGGATATGAAGAAGAACGATACACCCCGGCGGGCTGCAATCCATCGTTTCTCCCACCGCTCCATGGTGCGCTTGGCCAGCTCCATGGTACGGCGCACTTCGGGCAGCCTGGCGCGCAGGGATGCGTCCGTGCGGGCCTGCTCGGCCAGTTCTTCGTACTGCTGCAGTCGGGCCACGTATTCGCGGCGGGTATCGTTATAAACGAAGCTGACCTGCATGAGCAGCAGGATACGCTTTTTGTCATTCTGCTTGGCGAGCTTGAGAATCCAGTCATATTCACCCAGGTGGTTGGGATTCGGCATGTCTGTGGTGAGCGTGCGGCTTCGGTACCAAACACTATTGCCATATTTTACACGAAAGCCACGGACGGCCTTCAGGAGGTTGGTAAACTTCTCCTCCGGGAAGTACTTCACCTCGTCGCCGAAAACGCCGACATACGAGCGACCGGCGCCGATGGAAGCCCTGTCCAGCGAAATGAAGGTAAAATTGAAGCCGGTGAAGAAAGTCATGGTGTCCGTCCACTTGGTATTGACGTTGTACATGCGGTCGCGCCAAGCTTGCGGCGGCTCCTGATCGATAACATAATGGACGCCCATCTGCCATCCCAGCATGGAGAGGCCGTCGATGAGCGACGGGATGATGTTCTTGCGCAGGTCGCTGTACGTGTCGGCCACCCACGCAAAGGGAGCGCCCGGGCAGTCGTGAACCACTTCCTGCACACGCTCGGAGAGTACCTGTACCGTCTTGGCGCTGGCACGACCGGCTACCCAGTAGAGCGACCAAGGCATCATGAGGGTGATAAGCTGCGCCATCCAGTTGGAGTAGCGCACCTCGACGTCATTCGTAGTCTTTAGTTTTTTCTTCCGTGTCATCAAGCATCTCTTCTATATCGATATCTACAATGTTAGCATCGCGGCGCAGGCGGTTTTTCTCACGTTCGGGAAGGTCCATGGAGTCAATCTGACGGCCTAGAACATGGCGGCTTACGATAGGCAATCCCACCGCCGTCGGGTCGAGGTCGTAGACCTTGATGGGCTTCTCAGTAATCTCCTTTGGCTTGACCGGATCGGGCTTATCCAGCTGCTTAATTTTGGCAGCCTGTGTGAGCAGGTTACCATAGACTTCCATATCCTTAGCGCACGTGGCATTCTGAAGTACGGCCAGCGCGGCCTTCTGAAGATTGTCGAAGATGATGTTGCGGTGAGCATCGTTTTCAACCGCATCGTTGAGGAAGAACAGATTCAATGCCTCGGTGTACATGCGACGGGCACGCATCCGGTCCATGTTGAACGGTTCGTGCATTAAGAAGGCGATGGCATTGTCCTTGCCATACTTCCGGTTGATGCCCACCAGGGCATACAGCGCATTGTAGTAGGCCAGTTCATCGTCCGTCAGCTCCATGGTGCAACCGGAAGCGATGTAGTCCTGAAGCACATCGAAGTGTGATTTGTCAAACATTCCCATCATCCGATCTCGTCAAAAAAAATCTTGTTAATCGAGTTCTTGTAACCGGCAGCCTTGCGGAATTTGTCGAAACGCTGCGCCTGGGTGACATTCTCGCCCGTCTGCGCAGCTGACGACATGGACAGGCCCTCTTTGGCCGCCTGAAGGAGCTGGCCACGGTCGTAATGGTACTTCAGCGGGCTGCCCACCAGGTTGAAGTACCACAGAAAGTCTGCCTCCGGTATGTTGTAGTACATGGCTATCTGTTCGGGCCGGTAGCCGATTCCGGCAAGTCTCTCGTATTCGTCGATGTCGATACGGTCGAACCAGGCAGGAGCATCCCGCCATTTAACCAATTCGTCTGCTGTGAAACTCATATACGTTACGGTCTTGTAAAAAAACATATTGCTCTTCCATCGCATTCTCGCCATAATTGCCGGAACATTCGACCACGAAGAAGCCTGCCTCTGTATCGAGGCAGGTTATCTTCTTATGGCTCCAGGAGTACGACAGCGTGAGCACTCCGGCGTGATGGAGCTCGACCAACCGGGCGAAGATCTTCGGCATACGGAACTGGAGCGTTTCGGATACATGCAGATGGATGCTGTCTATAAAACCTCTTTCGCGCCAACGAAGCAAGGCATTCAGGATGCGTTCGTTGGTTGAATAGGTGGCAATGTAGAGATGGCGGACACGGCCGGCATGCTTGATGAGATATACAATGAACGTGAAGGCCGTGAAGCTCTTCTTCGTTTCGATGAAGAAGGCTTCACGGGGCCCTGGCAGTCGCCCACAGAGTTCCTTCAGGTTGTTCAGCTTGAAGGTCAGCATCTCTTCGAACCTGCGCGAATACAGGTGTGAGTCGGCCATCTCCCGGCGGAGATCATCGAGTGAAAAATAGTAGCTCATTCCAGCAATCGGTTGATATCCTCCAGTTCACGTTCATACCCAGCCAGCCTCTCCCGGCGTGTAGCGTCGAGGTGAGGTTTGTCGCCCTTCTTCATCTCCGACTTCACCCGCCAGATGTTCATCTCCACCTGCCGCTTGCGCTGCAGCAGTTCCTTGATGGGTAACGTCAGCAGCTCCTTGCGGCGGTTGAACTCGGCAAAAGCCGGATGTTTGCCAAGCAGGGTGTGATGCAGTTTGTACCAGTTCAGTTCTTCCCAGATCATGCGGTTGTCCAGGTAGTTGTCTATAAGCCGGCGACTCACATCGGCACACTGCTCCAAGGAAGTGCAGTCCTTCAGCTCGTGATGTAACCGCACATAAGCATGATAGCGGTTGAACTTGCGGGAGGCAAGTGCCTCCAGCTCCATGGGGCAGTCCGGTTCATTCAGGAAGGGGAACTCTTCGCGGAAGGACGGCCCCTCCGTGTCTTCTTCACTCAAAGACGGCACGGAGGAAGTTCTTCACTGCTCGAACAGGCATTTTGCCGGGAACTCCTTATCCAGGAATGACTCCAGCCACGGCGAGTAACCGGAACGTGCATTGTTCAAGAACATCTTCGGAAGAAGCGACTTCACGACCTCGGTGCTTGGGTTCTGAGAAACCACAGGCAGCAGGAAAGGGTCTTTTCTCCAGTCCAGCGTGACAGCCGTCACTTGTGGCTGTTGCAGGTTGAAGTAGATGGATGTGTACAACATGCCCTGCGTTATCTGTTCGTCCAACTTCGCAATCAGCCCCAACCATGACGCCTTATTGAACATGACCGGCGTGTGCGTGCCGTAGTTCTGGCAGGCAGCCCCCAGTTGTTTCAGGCAGTCGATGGTACGCTGCATGTTTTCCCGGTAAAATCCCTTGTATTTGGACGTATCCAATGGACCGAGAACTTTCGGGAGCTGGATGTGCGAAAGGTCTATGGGCTGCAGCACATAGATGTCGTCGTTTGTCCAAATGAAGTCATCGGTCACCAGGTCACTCTCCAATGCAACCTTCAGTTTGTGATAGGTATCCACCGACGGATTGTCTGACACACGCGGGCATTCGATGAAGTGGATTTCGTCGGAAAACCATTCTTCCTTGTCGCCGATCACAACGAAGTCGGCAGGGAAACAGCAGTTTTTATCCCAGGAACGCAGGGCGTAAAGCAACTCCTTGCCCTGTGCAAATTCCTTGCAGTAGGGAATGACAACAGAGGTGTGTGTAGCCATGAGCACATCCGTCTGCACAATATTAAATGAGCTATCCGCGATTTTTGCGGCCATTTCTTCCGTGGCAATAACGCCTTCTTGTTTTTCTTCTTTCATACGATTTGTTTTTTTGTTACACGGCAAAGGTAATTTGCAATTGCAAGCCGGAAAAGGACAAAAAAGGCGCAACCTTGCGGCTGCGCCCCTCCGATCGGATATCTATCAAACCACTAAAAAGATTCAGACTCCGCCACCCTGACTGGATTCTGCCGCAGGAGGCAATCCAAGGATGGCATTGATTCCTTCGTTGTCGGTCGCCGGTATCAGTGACTTGGCTATTCGGCCAAGGGTGTCACCTCGCAACGAGCTGGCCAGGTTGACGGTAGTCTTGTTGGCCTCGTTGTTGTCCTGACCTTCGGCGGTCGACATCTTGAGCGGTGTGCAAGGAGTACCGGCAATCTTGCAATCATCGCCCGAACAATTAATCACGATGGCACCCAGATTCTCGTTCACGTTGTTGTTGACGAACTCATCCCATTCGACTTCCGATCCCGGATGGTCGAAGTCCACGTGATGAATGAAGCCGCGGGCGTCATCATCACCTTCTGCCGTATGGTAGATGTTGATGGTGCTGTCCGTTGCATAAACAGCCACCGGTTTTTTCCCTTCCTGGAACTCAAAGGCAGTTACCTTCACACCTTTTTCATCTTTGGAAAATGTCTGGATATCATCCCAACGAAATATGATGATATAAGACTTTTTTCCGGATGCGCGCCCCGCATTGTTATTCTTGCGGGGCACTGATATCATGCTATATGCTTCAGCCATAATCAAATCTCCTATTCGTTACGATTAAACACCACCTCCCTGACTTGACTCTGCTTCTTCTGTGGGAGGAATATAGGCAAAGATAGCTTCAGCCAGCCAGAATCCTGTACCTTCCCACCACTCGGCCATGACATGCACGTCGTAGTGATAGGTTTCCATGCGGATTTTGGTCTGTTGTGGATTCTTGCTCTTCAAATGCTTGAAGTTCTCTTTGGGCGTGATGAAGAACACACCGGTACCGCGCATGCCTTCGAGCGGAGCAAAGGTAAACCTCGAGAAGTCAACTTTGACTTTCTCACCGTCTTCGTTTTTCAGCCACGGGTACTTTTCGCGATACGCCTTGCTGTAACGGGTCACAATGTCCGGGTCGGCATGGATGAACATTGTTTTCTTTTTATACAGAGGCTTCACCTGATCAACCGCCTTGTCGATCTGGGCCAACAATGTTTCATCGGACAAGGTCTCACCATCGAGCAACCAGGTCACTTTGTCATTGCTGGCCTCCTTGAGCGCTTTCAACTGGGTAACATAACCGTCCATCGATTCATTGGCAGCTCCGGCAGGATCGCCATCGTTTGTAGCAGTGTTCTCCTTGTACTCACCGACGGCCAGGGCTATTTCGCGCTCTTCGTCCAACTTCGGGATGATAAGCTGGTAGATGATGTACCTCACTACCGGCATATCCTTCGGGTCAAGGTTCTCGTCGTAGAGATAGCCCAAGATGTCCTCCATGATGTCGGATGGAGTGATAGACACGTTAATCTTGCACTTGTAGTTCTTGATGACAAGAGGCGTGAATGTGCTCTTGCCTTTCGGTGTCCACTTCGGTACGAATGCCTGAAGCACGGAGTCAATGTCCGACTGCACGGCACGCACTTCGGTTTTGTCTGTCACAATGGTGGACATGTACTGAATGGACTCTGTTTTGCCCAGCAAGTCCATCATAATCTGCAAACGTTCGGCAGCTACATACTTGCCGAATTCCTGCTGCAGTTCTTCCGTGTCAATGGTGTCATTACCACTGTAAGCGGCTCCTTTGAAAGCAGCTTCCAGATACTGGTTGTGCATCAGCGACATGTCCGGTTTGAACTTAGGCATGTTTCTCCTGTTTTGTGCCTGTACGGCCTGGCCGTCGGCAGGTTCTTCTGTTTTACCCATTTTAGCAATCTGGGCATCCTTCTCTTTGATGGCAGTCTCGAACTGAGCATTTTCTTCTTCCAGTTTCTTCAACCTTACCCGAGCGTCGGCCAACAGCCTTGCGTTTTCGTCACGCTCGGCTTCGAGCGAAGCCACCACTTCCGGTGTCACCGCTGACTCGGCGGATGCACCGTCTTTTTCAAATTCCTGCAGCTCTTTCTCAAAGCTCTGCAAGAACTTTTCGCCGTACTTTTGCTTCAACTGCTCGCGCTGAACGTCGAGCAGAATGGATTTTCCATTTTCGTCTTTGGCGAAAGCGGAAATGCCCAGAAACGAAAGTACCACACCTAACACTTTGCTAAACATAACTTTACGATTTAGAGTGAATATATTCGTTAACTATCGCTTGCGTATTGATTTGTTCGGCTCTTTGTACCGCAAAGGCTAGTGAACCCACAGAATCAGCCAGCCCGACCTCGACAGCACGGCGGGCGTAGAACATACGCCCACGAAGGATGCCCTCGGTGTCAACCTTCAGGTTGGTCCGATGCGACTTGACGGCTTCTTGGAAGTCTTTGGCCAAAGGATCCAGCTCTTCATCCCGTATTTTGTCGTACTCGCCCTTCTTGGCAAGTTCGAAAGGAAGGTTCTTGTAATCAGACAAGTTGCTGTAAACCGTATGTAGCTTGACACCAGCATTTTCGTAATACTTGGCATAATCCATGAAACTCATCATCACGCCGATGCTGCCGAACTCAGAAGAAACTTCGTTGGATGCAATGATTTCGTCGCAATAGCATGCTATATAGTAGGCTGCTGAAGCGCACAGGTCACAATATGCCACCACAGACTTGCCGGATGTACGGGCATAACTAATAGCATCAAGCATCGGTGCGATTGCATCCACGCTACCGCCTCCGGAGTCGATGTCAAGAATGACGGATGAGATATTGTTGGAATCGACTGCTTCGCGCACCATATCCGCATATTCCGTGGTACCATAACTGCACATGGTTCCGTATTTAAGTAAGGTACCATGTACGGGTATGATGGCGGAGCTGCCTTTGGGAGCATCTGCAAAACGGTTTCCGCTCTTAGACTTCGCTCCCTTGTGATAATAAGTATAGGCAAGCGGTTTGCGCTCGGAGAGTGTGCTGCTGTCTTCGGCGGACATGCTCCGCTCCAGCAGTTTTTCGACCAACGGGATGTTGGCGTCAACGTCCTGGAAGCGGAGGAACCATTTGCCCCGACAAACCGCGCTATATAAAGATGAAAATGCCATTGTAAAAGTACCTATTGAAAACCGATACAAAATTACAATGGCATTTTCTCGTCAAAAGGACTGCAAAAATTTAGCAGGTTCAGGGCTTTCTCGGTCAAAAGTAAGTTGGTAAGCTGCTGGAGATCCAGATTGGGTCATGGTAACGAGTACCGGGAATTCATCGGTACCGACGACTTTTTGTTCTCCTGAAGTCAGCTGGAGGACTAAGATACCCTCTTGGCTGAATAATTGACGCAAATTGGAACTCGTATCCTTTCCTGTATCTGTAACATTCGCAGATAAGGTCTGTTTTGCAGGAGAACCATCAGTCTGCTCTTCGGTAAATTCACCGGAGGCAATGGGGATTTCTGTCAGGGCTCCGCTAACATTTATTGAGTCACTTCCAGGAAGATTGAAAATCTCGGCTTCAGCCAGCGGAATAAACTTCAATCCGCATATCTGATTTCTCTTGGTATGATTACTCATTTTTGCTGCTGGTTTAAGTAAAATTGAATAGAGTTTCTTATTTTTGCTTACAAATTAATATGCTAAAAAATATTAAGATTTTAGCACATTTTGAATATCTCTTTTGACCTCTTTTAGAGCCTTCTGCCGATTCCGATAATCGTACTTTTTCACCTGGTCGTAGTTTGTCACATTATTCTTGATATTGTAAGCCATCAGGAAGGCTCGAATGATACGGTCTTGTTTGTACCCTTTGGCATACCCCGCCCAGAAATATTCACGGATCCGAAGCCTGAAGGAGGCTTCGACATAATTCTGGATCATTCGCTGCTTCCACTCCGGGATGTATATAAAGTTATCACGAAAGAGGAAGTGATTCCACTCCTGCACAGGGAGTGCTAATGTTATTGGATTCTCCTTAATGGCCTGTTTGGGTGGTCTATCAGTCACGGTTATCATCGACTGGATGAACCGGCCCATGTCATTCGAAGCCTTGATGACAACAGCTTCGTCTGATCGCGGACATCCGAACTCATGGTAGAGGAAATCGTGAAGATAGGGTTGCAATTCAATGGTAACAGTTGGTTTCATCTTGTAAGTTACTGGTTTTCATACAAATATACAAATAATAAACGATATCTCAATCATTATAAGGCAATTTCTACACATACATTTCGGCTTCTACACCTTCTACACTTTCTACAAATCCATTTTACGTTTGTAAATCAAGCACTTAACAAGTTTGCAAGCATGAAAAATCTGCAGAAAATTCGTCTACAAAGTGTAGTTTTGTAGAAGAAATGAAGAAAAGTGGCATTTTGTAGAAATTTGTAGAAACTTGTAGAAGGTGTTTTTAAATGTTATCTTACTGATTTATAACGTTGTAGAAAGTGTAGAAAGTGTAGAAGCATTTTTTGCCCCGTCAGAGAAGCCAAACACACCCCGAACAGGCACAAAAAAGCCCCGACCTTCACAGGCCAGGGCTGATACAACTATGCAGACGAATTAGAATTTATAGGGGCCTTCGTCACTGCCCCCTGGGTCATCCTCAATCGACACGCCTGTGTCAACATTGAGGTTGATACCGTAATTGGCCATCAGCTCCGAGTAGTCGAAGCAGAGGGCCTGTTTGGTCATACTTGTTTTTCGGTAAACCTTCTGCCCACCGGCTTCATACTCTTTCGTTACTTCAACACCCTTTAGGATGTTCTTGAAGCGAACGGAGTTCTGTACTCCTAAGTATTCTTTGCTGTTCTCGAGGTAGAAACTGAGGGATTCAGTCGGCAGGGCGGAGTCTCCCACCTGCTTGGAGAACTTCTTGTAAAGCATGAAGATGCGGTCGGTGCGCATTCGCAGGATAGGCTTCGGACGTTGGAATACCAGGTCTTTGACCTTATTGGTCTTCAGCCGGTCGAGGTAGTCAATGCGGAAATCGGACTCCAGGAATATCTCGCCATCCTGCTGAAGGTAGCTGACCACATTCCAAAAGTTGGCCAGTTCGTTGTTGCTTTTGCACTCTCTGTTCTGACGGATGATACCGGCCACACAGATATCGAGCAGTTCACGGTAGGCGAACGGCACATCGAGCACAGCCTCCAGCGTTCGGAACGCTGCCAAGGGTATCACCCAGTTTCGCTGGATACGGTCCTCGATGGTCTCACCCTTCAGCCGGTCGTTCAGATCATTCATGCACTGGCGGTAGTTGGCCGAGAAATCTGTCTCCATTTTTGAGCGATGACGCAGCAGCTGGAGCGTCAGGTGCGAAAGGCCAAGGTCACGCATGGCCTTGCACTGGTCAAATGCCTGTTTTTCAGCTGTAGAGAACTCGGTTTTTGTAAAGGTCAGATAGATCAGACGGGAGAACAAAGCAATATCGATTGTTGGCATTTCTTGACCGGACAGGATAACACCGCAGTCTACGCTGGTTATCTCACGTTTCTTGTCCCGATCCATGTTCATGCGGCTGCGTCCGGTGCCGTCCCACAAGCCCTTCAGGAACTCGCGCTTATCCAGGTCGATGCTGTTCTTGTACTCGTCAATGTGTACCAGGGCGTTTGCGCATTGGGCCACGGCATCGCCCAAGGCGGCGATGGTGGCGTTCTGAATGTTTGGCGGGGTGTTCTTGATGATGAAGAACGACATCAGGCTGTGGCCAAGCTCCGACTTACCGCTTCCTTTCGGCCCGAACAGGTTCAGAATGGGGAAGCTCTTGGTCTGGCCGACGATGATATCGCGGAACAGTGAAGCCAGCAGGAAGCAGATGCCTACCTTGGCGTTGTCGCCGAACACCTGCACCAGCTTGTCGCTGTACTCCCGCAGGCTGACATTGTTATAAGTGGTGTGGATAAACTTCCGTTCGAACTGGAAGAGCTTCACGTCGTCGCGATAGATGGTGCTGCAGCCGGGCAGGTAGAAGTTCCCGTCCTTCAGCCGGACGATGCCGTACTCGTCAGCAGCATGCCATTCGGTGTCGAAGGCTCCATTGCCGAAGGCGAAGAATCCTTGACGCTGCCAGCCCAGCTGCGTCACCTCAATGGCGGTCTCGGTCTGCTCGTAAAGGAACATCTTCAGTTTGGTCAGTTCTTTCTCTGTGGCCAGCCAGATGAAGTTGCCGATGCCCTCCACTTTGATTTTGAATTTTGATAGAGATACTAAATCTTCTTGTTTCATTTCGATAATCTCCTCTTGCTTGTTTTGGTTTCTAATTTTATATAATCGTTTGGGTAATAATGAGTCCTTGATGTGAAACATGGGTGTCATCGTGAAGTTGCTCCACTTGGTTGAGTTGCCGGTGTCTCCAACCAGGGCGAAATAGGCATCGTTCTCTTCATAAAAACCATAGCGTTGAAGCAAGTCACGGTCAATCTTCTTGCTTTCATCAATCACCTGTTTCGCTTTCTCCAGTTTCTTGGCCCGGTTGAGTGCCCTCTTCCAGTCATTCTTATCGGGATAGAACTCCTGAAGCTGTCGCATGTACATGGACTCTTTGAGTTCGTCCTTTACCATGGTGACCATTGACGCTATCTCATTGATAACGTTACCTCTCTCTTCTGTGGTGTTGACATCGGCAAAAAGATACTTCGCATACCAAGGTATGAAATCCACTTCCGTAAGCTCTTGGAACTTCTGTATGCTGGTGCAGTAGCTGTCCGGGTCGTTCTTGCTCTGCGCTTCGCCCAGGGGTATTTCTTTCACGGTGACGCTGAATCCCGCCTTCATGGCAAGCAACCCGTTACGCATCACGTTGCGGGTACCGGCACCCAGTTTCTCTCCTTTATCCGTCTTAGGCGGGTCGGCATCCGGAAGGAAGCACACCTTCGTAGCGTACTTCTTCAGCTGTTCCAGCTGCCCGATCGTCCAGTCACCTCCCAGCGGTGCGATGGTGTTGTTTACGCGGATTCGCTGCAGCTGCATCACGTCAGGTCCACCCTCCACAAGATAGAACTTCGACTCCTTGGCCGCTTGGCGGATGGCGAGGTCGATGCCGAAGATGCTGTCCTTCTTATGATAAATGTCGCTCTCGGTAGAGTTCAGATACTTGGCCGTATCTTTCGCCCCGCTCATATCACGGGCGGTGAAGCCGATGATGCGCCGGAATCGGTCACGGATAGGTATCATGATACGATTACGGAAAAAGTCGTACACACCCCCTTTCTCCCTCTCCTTCAGCAAGCCTATCTCCGTCATCAGCTCGATAGACAGGCCGGATGCCTGGGCGAACAGCAGCAGGTCATTCCAGCTGTCGGGTGCATATCCGATGCCCATCTCCTCGGCGTATCTCTCTCCCCACCGGTTCTTAACATATTCAGCAGCCTCCTTATTGGCCGGATCGAGCAAGTTCGCGCGAAAGTGCTCGGCGCACCGCTGGTTGATGACGTACATGCTGTCGCGCTTCATGCGTCGTTGCTCCTGCTCAGGTGTCAGCTTCGTCTCTTCCACCTCAATGCCATACCGCTTTCCCAGGGTTCGGACGGCCTCGGGGAAGGTCAGCGTGTCGTGCTCCATCAGGAAGCCGATGACGTTGCCGCCCTTGCCGCATCCGAAGCAGTGCCAGGTGCCGCGTGCGGGGTTCACCATGAAGCTGGGTGTCTTCTCCTGATGCAGCGGGCAGCAGGCGGCATAGTTCGCCCCTTTCTTCTTCAACTCGACGTAACCGCCGATGACATCGACGATGTCGGCACGGTCGAGGATTTGTTCGATAATTCTTTCGTCAATCATAGTTGTACATCGTTAGCAGGTATCCCTGCGTCATTGTCGGGTTATTACGGTCGCCTGGTCATCAAAGTAGTAGCTGCTGATGCCATAGCTCTGTAACTCACAGATAGCGGTATATGCGCAGTGCAAAAACAAGTCGTAGTTATTTGGGACTACTTCCTGCCAGACAACCAGCTTTTCGCCCGGACGCATCCGCTCCAGCCTAAGGAATACACGGTCGTAGTATTCCTTCAGCTTCTCCCATCCCATACGGTCTGCGTAGGTTGGTATCCAGGAGCGTGCGTCATCGGGCAGATGGTGTGTCAGGTTCATGGCGACAAAGATCTTCATTGCTTATTTTCGGAGCAAGGACGGAATTATTCGCTGGACTCTCCACTAGGGCCTTGAATAACAAGGCGGTCAGAGCGAAGTGGAGACTTCCTTCGTGATCCTGTAGATTGCCGCCGTCTTCAGCTTCTAATTCCACGTGCATGTTGTTTTTATCGGGTGCCTTGTCGTAATATTGCGTCACTTTCAGGATGAGCTTCCGGCCTCTTTCGTCTGCCATTGTCACGGTAGCACGTTCCTTGGTGTCTCCGAGCTGATCGGCGAAGTACCAGGTATCTTGTTCGGGCTTTTTGTCAAGCCGTACATTGCAATATACTTTCGTATGTCCCTTCTTTCGGATCAGCTGTTTGTCGGCAATTGTGCCGAGTTCATTGGTCCGCAGGACGCGGACGCGGGTTCCTTTTTTCATTGTTGTGTGTATAATATAATATTATCGATTAAATTCAATTGATTCTCATACTTAAACATCAGATCATTCTGCCTGTCTGTCGCCTCTCCACTATCATGAATGTCTTTGTATTTTTCATACTTCTTTCGTACATTCCTGCGTGCATGCTGAGCGAGAATCTCAGTTAACATTTTCGCCTCATTTTGATTTAGTTCCAAGACCGGTAAGGCTCCTCCGGGTTCGTGTGTCCATTTCATTGTTCTATCTCCTTTCCTTCATTCTTTTCACAGAATTGATAAGTACCCAGTACTTCCAGCCAGTGCAGTACGAATACCATCTTATCACAATTCCCCTTCACCCATACGGTCCACTGGCCTTGTCCCATATTTCGATAATTAGTTAAAGAAAATGGCTGAGTTCGTGGATAGGCTTTGTTCAGCTGTTCTATCTCTTGTTCGATTTCTGCCTTCAGTGCGTCCATGGAAAGGTCATCTTTGACAAGTCGTTGGACGTACTTGCCAATAAATTGCTGTAACTCACGTCCCTTGTTGTTGGTGTTTGAGTAGGTTTTGATATAATCTATAAAATATGCTGCCATAATGTTATTGTTTTAAAATTTGCTAATCATTCAACTTATAACAACGGTATTATATTCGTAATTCTCTTCCACCTTGTTTACAAATACAAGGTTCAGTAGCCCAACATCCATTACTACTTCTGCTTCGGGATCACACTCCTCGAGGCGTTCTATTAGTTCCTGTACGGTCATGGTTCTTCAGGTGTTAAATTAAACACTCGGTTGATGGTCTCGTCCAGTTTCCCGCCAAATGGGAAGTCGTCTTCGTACTCCACGGTGACGTCCGCCATGTGGTTGCCGTTCTCCGTGCGGAAGGGGATGCCCAGTTGTGCGTGAACCGGCCATCGCTCTTCTGTGATTCGGGCCACCAGCGCGTTGGCCACCCGGGTGTCCAGTGAAAGATTTTCTTTTTTCATCTTCATACAGTTTTTTTTGTAGGTTCATAAATCGTCGTGGCTCCCCTTGGCGGAATCGAACCGCCGTCGCTCCCAGGCTCTTTTGTGGACTTATATCCCTTTGCCCGCTACCATTCGGGTGTAGAGGGGAGGTGTGCCCGTCTATTCCGGGCTGTCATGCGAGACTTCTGCCTTTCAGGTCGTGCGTACCGACCTGAAGGGTTGTGCGTACCTTGCCTTAAGGTCGTGCGTACCTTGCCACGGGCCTTTCAGTCATTTGCTTTTCCTTATTTTCTTTTGCCCGTGCCTCCGGTAAAGGTTGTTGAACTCCAGGTCGCAGAGGATGGTGTCATATATCTGTTCGTAGCTGTATTGCGGAAGGCGCTCTGCAATCTGGGGGATTGTCAAGTCTTCCAATATCAGCCCGTTCATCAATTCCCGGTCGATGCTGACGCACTTGAATGGTTCATCCTTGTACTTCATCATGCGATTATTCCTGGCTTCCTCCTTCTTCTTTTCACGCATCCTTTTGTACCAGCTTTTATCGAAATCTTTCACGCCCCATGATAGCAGCAAGCGGTCGATGGTGTTGCGGGTGGTGTGGAAATTCTCCGCCAGCCTCCTGTTCGGTACGCCCCAACGGTGCTGCTCCAAGATGGCTTCCTTTTGGGCTTCAAACCGTTCGGAAACCGAAGGGCTGACAGCGGGTGGTCTGCCAAGCAGCACACCTGTTTTCATCCGCAACCTCAAACCTTCCTTTGTGCGTTGGCGTATCATCTGCCTTTCTATCTCGGCGGACAGGCCAAAGGCAAAAGCTAATACCTTGCTCTGGATATCATCACCCAATATGAATTTATCTTTCACGGTGTAGATGATGCAGCCGCGCTCCATGCAGAAGTGAAGGATGTCCATCACCATGTACAGGTCACGGCCAAGGCGGCTTATCTCCGAACTGATGATGATGTCGCCCTTTTGCAGCAATTTCAGCAGAGGCCCAAGGTTTCGTTTGTCGGGGTCTTTTCCTCCTGATACGCCTTCATCGGTGATGTATTGGTCTATATGCCAGCCGTGCTCTTCGGCGAATTTATCGACCCCTTGCTTCTGTGAGTTGACGTCCTGCTCGTCTGACGACACTCGTAAATATCCGTATATCATATAACTGCATTTATGAATTGTACAGCCTCGTGGCCGTAATGCTTTTCTATCATCTCTATCATCGACATGTGCTCCCATTCGTTTGGATAGATACGCCTTAATTCCTTGTCAAGTGCGATGATATCTATCGTCACATAACGGTTCACCACGCACATCAGCCCGTCTTTTATCCCTTCCATTTTGATGTCAGGAAGAAGGCGGAGGAAGTCCTTGTGGAACTGGTACATGTCAGAATCGAGCTTGTATCTTTTGATTTTGGTCATAATGGTTATTCTCTTATTCGTTCGATGTGTTCTATTCTTACTCGTCCTGTCCGGTACCGGCAGAAGTGGTAGTTGTCCATCATCTCCCCGCCGATGAACAGGCAGGTCAGGCAAATGGCTCCGATGGTGCGTTTCAGTGGCGAGAGGTCGAAGCTGATGCCGAACGTCGTGCAGAACCACCAGGCCGACAACTCGTTGATTTTGCCGATATGCAGCTTCTGATAGATTTTCCGCAACGTGTTGTCCACCGTGTAGCGGGAGATGCCCAGGTCATCGGCCACCTCCTTCTGCGAGGCACCCCAGGCGATGCGCTCGGCCACTTGCCCCTCTCGGACGGTCAGTGTGGCTATGCTTCCTCGGTGGTCCATACGTCGGTGATGCCTCGGCGGGCGAAGATGTGGTTGATGGCCTCGTAGCGGGGGAGGCTGATGTTAACGATGCCGCGGTTTAGCACGACTGAGAAATACGTCAGCCGGCTTATGCCTAACGCCTGCATCAGTTCCTTCCTTAGTTCTGTTTTATCTGCCAGGCTCACCTGCAGGTAGCCTTTACGGAACTTATAGCGTATTTTCGCTATTGTGGGGATTGAATCGTTGTTATACATTTGTCTAAGATTTATTTCGATGCAAAGGAAATAATAATATTTCGTTTTAAGAAATTATTTAGCTGTTTTTTTGAATAAATTATTCATTAAAAGAAATAATATGCTGGGATTCAATTCGTAAATTTCAAGTATGAAAGCAAAGAGAACAGAGGGGCCGCATCCGGTCACTGAAAATATAAGAAAGATATTGAATGACAGGAATTTAACTCAGATTGCCGTGGCTGGATATGCAGGTATGTCTCAGGCGCAGTTCAGTAAAGCTATTAATGGAATAACCAATTTTACTATATGGCAACTTTCTAAAATGGCAAAAGGTCTTGGAATGCGACTGATAGACCTTTTCACTTACCCAGAAGTTTACCAGCCGGCAAGAAAGGATAGTGAGGAGGTGACTGCATCTATCACCATTCAGTTGAAGGATGAGAAAAAGGAGCAGGCGTTAAAACTTCTGTTTGGAGACAAGAACTTGAAATTGTTGGATTTAAAATAATATAGATTTTATGACTGATTTTTTCAGAATCAATCTGCCCTATGGTATGGTGCGGAACGATAAAGGTGAATGGTGTTTTTTCAATCGGGAGTATACCTATTTAGGAAGCAAGGAACATGGAAGGATAGAAGATAATTCCCCATTCTTTTGCCGTTATGAGGGGATCACGGACAAATTGCTGGAAAGTTTGGCGGCAAGTCCAACCTCAATTAACCGCAATGAAAAGAATGAGATAGTACGGATCTGGTTCTATGACGATGCTACAAACCCTTCTGGTAGAAAGTTGGACTCAGAGCTTTGGGATAAATATCAGTGCAAGTTAAAAAAATTGTGTGCTCTAAAAAGAGGATAGCCGTCATGGAATATTCAGCAGGACAGGAATTGGTTGATATTCTACTTCACTTTGGGTTTAAGGAAGATACGGATAAAATCTATCCGGTTCAGTATGAGTAAATGAAACACCGTGGAGAATACAATCCTCATTCATTTAAACGTTCTTTCAAAAAAGGAAGAATGTGGATATTATTGGATTATATCAACATTCATATATTATACAATTCGTCCACATTCTTTTTTGATGAAATGGCAATTAGCCTTGAAGAATTGGTGTCATTGATATATTTTATGCAATTATCTTCTTCCGACAGGGCTTATATGTTTAGTAAGTTGCGGGGAGATAAAATAACAGATTTATATGACTTCCTGAACGATACAGATGCTTGTCATTATTCAAATTCAACATTGAATAAACTGAATAGGCATAAGCAGGAAATAATGTATTTCAAGTCAAAAGTTCTTAATTATAAAAACTTTGAGAGGTCAATGTAACCTCAAAAATATAGCAGACAGAAATCGCCAAAAACAGACGAATAGACAAATAGACAAAAATACACTGTCCTATAAATCAGTAGTTTGAAAGAGTAGGGGAATAT